GCTTAACAAACATTATTTCCACCTTGTCTTTTGAGTGTCCAAACGCGGGTATTCTAGTAGGTGGAAACTTACGAACGTCTTCCCAATTATCGGAATAAAAATAACCCGTTATTTCGCCTTTGTCGTTACACTTTTCAGCGCGAATAAGATTTACGGGTATATGATAAGCCTTTAGTATTTTATCGTGCTTGTCGTTGTAATGAACCTGAATAGCAAATTGCCCAAATAACTTCCTATCGAATACCATTCGCCGTACGCAATCCTTACTAAATAAGGTCATCATTTGCGCGTACTCGTTAGGCTTACGCGAAGCGTCTAAGGCACTAAGACCTTTTCCGTATATTAGTCGGCTTACGTTGTTTATAATGGCTCCGTTTGTCGTTGAATTCGTATACCTATCAATTAGGTAATCGAAGTAATCGTTATTTTCTCCCCAACCTACCCACGCGTCTCGCGAGTTTTCTTGTAATACGGGTTGTTGGTATTCCGCTAATTGTAAAACGTGAACGTTATTCATACATTATAAAGTCGTTAGTTGTGGTATTGCTTATAAATTGCCCGTCGTTAACCGAGAAGGTGTTTATCGGTTGGTTCGTGCAAAACATACGCTCTTTTAATAGTAGGTTTCCGCTTCCGTCTTTAATGACCGCCCAATAAAATTGGTTTTCTTCCGTGGGTAAAATTCCGCTAAAGTCGTAAACGTAATCCCCTGCCGTAAACGTACCCGCAACAACTTGAGTTGTATTCGTGTTTTCGCCTGTTAACTCCAACGTAACGGGAGTTCCATAGCGCGGGATAAAATTAAAGGTTTGGCTTGTTAATTGTTCTTGAACTACTATCATATTAATATAACTCCTATTCCGTGTTTTTGTGCATAAAAAAAGGGGTGTTGCCACCCCCTTAACGTTATGAAACAAAGTTCTTAGTTAGTTACAAGTGAAGGGTTATTTAACAAAACAAGTAATTGTGCTTCGGTTGAGCAATCCAAGAAATTAGCAGGCGTAGCCTCTTGGCCTGTAAAAGTCAAAGAATACCCGTTCATATCTCCTAACGCAGTTCCGTTTGAAATAGTACCCGCCGTTACATCCATTCCGCGAAGTAAACCCGCTATAAAGTATTGCCCCGCGTTTGTCTCAACGATAATGTTAGGGCGTCCGTAAGATAACAATTTAATTTGCTTGTGCGTAATTCCGTCTTGCTTTTTAAGTTGTGCCGTTAACACTTGCTCAAAAAACGTAGTTCCGTTTTCACGTGAACTTGTAATAGTAGTTTCAAAGGAATTTGTACCTTTTAATTCAAATTTGTAAATTGAAGTGGTTAATGCAGGGGCAATCGGATTTAAAGAAATTGCAGTAATTACGTCTTCGTAACCTAATGCAGTATCATAAGTAATATCGGTTTCGTCGTAATGCCCGTAATTTAATACATAAAGGTTTTTCAATCCCCCTACTGCATCCTTACAAGGCTCCAATCTACCGTGTGAAATATCGCAACTCATTTTATTTTAGTTTTTTAATGTTAAAAAAAAGGGTGGCAGTATTATCCACCACCCCGTTATATTTTGGTTATGTGGATTATCCGTAAACTACGATGTCTTCAATTACTCCGTATTGCGCACCCGCAGCGTATCGCATAATAACGCGAACGTTGTCATCTCCTAAAGTAGCCGAAGTATCAATTACTCGAACTTCTTGCGTGTCGCTCAACAAAGAACAACCGAAGTAAAGGTTAGAAGTAGTTGTAGCCATCATTGAATCCGTAGGTAATCCGTTCGCCATAAACAAAGGAATTCCGTTGAAAGTCAACGCTCCGTTGTTATACCACATTGTACCCTGAGCGTTAACCCCTGAATTCGAAGTAGCAGCAACTGCGAACCCACCCAAAGCAGCAACGTAAGCCTTAACAACGTTTTGAGAAACGTAAATTTTTAAGTCACTTTTTCCGTAAAGTGTTGAAGGGATAGCATCGTATACTAATTGTAATTGAGCGATTACGTTAGTAGCATCCACTGCAACCGAAGGAACTAATTGAGCGGGTGGTAATAAAGGGTCTACCAATGCAGTTGAGTAAAGTCCATCGAATTCACCCGAAAGACCTCCGTTACCTTGCCAAATAGAAACCTCGTTAGCGGCTGCAACTTTTTCAGCGGCATAAGCGATAAGGTAATCAGCAAACGACTTAGGCAAAGTATCAAAAGAAGAATAACCCATTTCGATAGATTGCCAAGTTGAATGGAACTCTTTTTTACAAAGTGTCATATTCACTTGAAGGTCTTTAACTTCTAAAACACGCTCGGTTAAGTTAACTTGTCCTGCAGGTTGGAAGTCGCAAGAAGCATCTTGCAAAAAGTTAGTTGTTTCTAAACGTTGGATAACGCTTTTGAATTTTACGTTAGGCATAACGGTTACCCCGCCGCCTTCGATAGTTGGTGCGCTCAAAAGAGCCGCAGAAACGTACTTACCTGCCCATTGGCCTGCGTACGTTGTTGTAATGTTTGGATTTGGCATTTTTTCTTTTTTTTAATTATTTATTAATTTTTTCTAGTACGGAATCCATAATTCCGCGTGGTGCTTTTGAACCAATTTTAATAAAATCGGCTTTAGCCTCGTTCTCGGGGTTAAAAGAAATTGGGGTAGGTGTTTCGCTTAGTTCGGTTGCTTCGTTTGCAATCACGTTAACTTTGGAAAGTTTAGCCAATTCTGCTTTTAACGCTTCGTTTTCTTCTTTAAGTTTTTCCATTTCGCTAAAGAATGATTCTTTAACAATGGATTCGATTGTTTTTTTAGGAGTAGATACAGGCGCGGACATTTCTTCTTCGGGCATCGGCTCGGTAGTTTCTTCTTTCACTTCTTCCTCAACTTCTTCTACTTCTTCTTCTTTTTCTTTAACCTCGGAAATAATACCCTCTTCAACAATAACAAGAATACGTCCGTCTTCTAATTCGTATTCTCCAACAGGAACGGCTATCTTTTGTTCGTCTTCGGTTACGACAAATACTTCTTTTCCTGCCTCAAACGAATCCGCTTCGATTTTGGTTACTCCATCGCCCATAAGCATTTGTTCTAACTTAATTTCGTTAGATAACAACGCTTTGATTTTTTCTAGTAGTGTGCTATTTTTCATTTGTGTTTATTTATTTATTAAAAGTCGCTAGTTAAATCTAAATACTGAAGTTCATATTTTTCTATTGATTTTCTTAATTCCAATAGGTCGCTTTCTTCAGCAATAGCATTTTTTATATTTGCTGTAACGTTTGCAGGAATTTCAATACCTAAATCTTTAGTTTGCTTTAAGATTATTTCGTAATCTTTTTTAGCTTGTTCGATTTTTTTTCTTGTTGAATCAATTAACGGAAAAGTAGTATTAACTAAAGCGCTTACGGATTTTCTTCCCGTTTGTGCTATATTTCTTCCCGCGCCTTTTATTTCTTCCAAAAGTTTATTTAAGTTATCGATTGAACCTAACTCGACTTCGTGTGTACCTAACTCAACTTTTTTAGCTTGGATTTCGTCCGCCTTGTTGATTTTGTCTAAAATTGTTTTCATATCTATATAATTAAAGGTTAAAAGTTTTGTTGCATTTTGTTACGGCTTCGGATACCATAACGGGGGTGGCGGAACGGGGTTCGGTGGTGTTACGTCGCTTCCGATACCTTGGTTTTGTAGTTCGCCCGTACAACACTTTCGTTTATACGTTCCGTCTTTACATAAGCACGCACGTTTACCGCTTGTTCTACTTGCTCTTGGTTTGTTTCCGTTTTCGTTCATAACCCTAATAGTTTTTTAAGTTCGTTTACCACCTCGGTGGCTTCGTCTTCTTCTGCGCTCATTTCGAATTTATCAGCGAAGTAACCTTCGATTGAAAAGCCTTTTACTTTGCCTTCTTTAACATCGTTCCATACTTCTTCATTGTTTACTTTCATCGAAATCATCCAAGTTCCTTTAGGTAAGTCGAATCCGTATAAATTAGATTTGTCTTTTTCTTCGTCTTCGATTATCCACGATTCAACAACGCTTAATCCCGTTAACTTTTTCTCGTGTTCGTACGTTGCGTTGTTTTGGTTTGAACGCATTAAAAACAATTCACTTGCTTTTCGGATTGTATCGGAACTGAAGTAAATATAGTATTCTTCGTTCTTGTCGTTTCTGCGGTAAATTTGTTTATTAGGTACTAAGGCCGCACCCATTAAAATACGCTTTTCGGTGTCAACTTCTTTTAATATAATTTCGTGTTTATTTAGCGCTATAAAGTTTTCTTCGATTGCGGGAGAATGAACTACACTAACGGCATCGATTCCGCTTTGTTCGTCCTTTTCGTCTATAATCAGTTCAATGATTCTCATATCTTATTAATTTAATTATTCTTAAAGTGTTGCGTTTTGTACTCTATTCCTATCCAAACTTTGAGCCGTGGTTACTTGTCCACTAACTACGTAGGCTTGTGTCGGTTGTTGTTGAAGTTGTGCAAGTTGGTTTAGTCCGTTATTACCTACCACGTTAAACGAAGGCGCTTGTGTACCGCCACTTGCTCCCGTTGGCATTGAACCACCGCCGCCGCCGCCACCGCCACCGCTTATTGAACCACCGCCTTCAAATTTTTGCGAAGCTATTTTTTTTACGTTTAGTACCCCCGTTGCTACTGCTATTGCAGCGGCAATACCACCTAATACGGGCCCGACTACGGGAATACCCGACATTGAAGTATATGATTGTTGCGCTGCCTTAAATGTATCTATCGTTGCACTTGCTATATCTGCCGCTTTTTTGACGTTAAATGCTTTCTTTTGTCCTTCTTTAGATTTTGCATTAAACCCTATCGCTAAATCTCCGAGCGCTTGAAATTGTCCTTTTGCTAAATCTAATCCTTGAGCAATTTGGTCTTGTCTACGTTTTTTTTCTTCTTCATCGTACTTTTTATTTATTGCGTCAAGTTCGCGCCCTTTGGTTTCGGCTATTGTCTTTTCGGCATCCGCGTTACCTTTTGCTAATAACTGCATTTCCGCGTACTTTTCTTCAAGTAAATATATTTCGCGTTCTTGGTCGGTTAAACTTTGTTGGTAGTTTTGTTCTTGTAACTGCTCTATTTGCATATCGAAATCTAACCTCCGTTTCTTTTCTTCGTCTTGCATTTTCTTTTGAAAATCTTCCGTACGCTTTTTAACTTCGGCTTGGTTCTTTTCTTCTATTGCTAACAAATCTTTGTTCAAAAGGTCTTTAGCGTTTACTAAAATTTGGCGTTCTTGTTCCGTTAGTTTAGATTCAGCGTTTAACCTTAGTTCTTCAAGCTCTCTATTGTATTGTTCGCGGCTAATTTTTCCGTCTTGGTATTGCTTATCTAACGCTGCTTGTTCTTCTTGAGTTCGTTCCTTTAAGAAGTTATTGCGGTAATCGTTAAACGCGTCTTGTCGAAGCGCCTTTTCTTTATCTATTCCGTCTTGCATTAACGCAAGTTTTTGATTTTCGGATTCTTCTTCTAACTTGGCTTGGTCGTCGTTTTGTTTCTTTAGGTTGTCTATGTATGTTTTGCGGTTTTGTTCTGCGGTTTGCTTTGCATTATCCGCTCCTTGCTTAGCCTTAGCCGCCATTTCTTTTTGATGTTCGGCTTCCATTATTTCAATGGAGTGTTTTGTATCTACGTTATCTTTGTAGGTTTCGTCCATTATTTTACGGACTGCATCGGCTCGCTTTTTTAATGATTTGTAGCGGTCGGAATCTACGTCTTCGCTTGCTAATAGTAAATCCATTTCGGCTTTTATTGCCTTCATTTTAGACTTTTGCACTTCTAAGTAAACGCGCCCACTGTTTAAGTGTGATTTTGCCTTGGATAGTTCCATTTCGTAAGTGGCTTTACCCGAAGCCTTCGCTAAATCTATTTCTCTTTGCGCCTTTACATCGTTTTGCGTTTGTTCCTTTTTAATTGCTTTGGCTCGTTTATCCGCACTTTTTATAACCGCTTCCGTGTGTGCTTCTGCGTTCTTTTTGAGTTTAGCCGTCTTTACATCGTCAATAACCCCCATAGCTTCGAGCGCTTTGGTTATTCCGTATATAATACCCACAAAAGGAAACAAAATAGAAAGAACTATTTTCACCCCCGTGCCTAATTTTTCGAAGCGTTCGCGTGCCGCCATTACGGCTGCCGTTACCTTGTCAAAGTTCGCAATAAGTAAACCAACCGCCACAACGATTGCACCGATACCCGTAGAAATCAAAGCAACCCTAAATAATTTCATAGCGTTGCTCGCTACTCCCGTAGAAACTGCTACGCCCGTTTGTGCCGTGGCTAATCCCGTTGAAGCAACTCCTTGCGCTGCGGTTACTGCTACGTTTGTTTTGTCTACGGCTGCACCCGCTGCCGTTACTGCGTTTTTCTTAAATAATCCCGCGACTACGTCTTTAACTACCGTGCCTAATTGCTTAAATGAATCACGCGCTTCTAAAACTCCTTGGACACCTTGAGAAAACGCCATAGCACTTTGAACGCGTACCATTGCTTGTTGTACCGCTTCGCCTTCTATTCCGATTAAACCTAACCCACCTTCAACGGCTTGAAATCCGTCTAATACACCGCCGAAAGATTTGGTTAACGCGTTAAATTTAGCGTCGGGGTTAAATGAATCTACTAAGTCGTTCGTAAATCCTATTTGGTCTTTAAGTTCTGCGGCTGCCTTTGCGGCTTGAATTGCTTCGGTGCTTGTTTCTCCGTAGGCGGCGCTTACCCTTTGAAGTTCTACAACGGCTTCTTTATACTGCGCTTTTAAAGATTTTACGTTGTCTTTAACTTCTAACTCAATCGTTCGTTTTTCCGCCATTTCTATTTAGTTTTTTTATATATAACTCGCGAAGCATTTGTTTGTACGCGGGTTTAATTTTGTCGTTTAGTTTATATTTTCCTTTTGCGATTTCTATATATTCGTGTTCGCCTACGAATTCCGCTACTTGTAAAAGTTGGACGATTTGATTAATATAACTCATTGCCTAATAATTATTATTTCTTGCGTTTGTTCGCTTCCGTCTTCGCCTTCGTAAGTTACCCTAATATCTATAACATCGTTAGCGCCTTCCGTATTTAATTGCCTTCCGTCTTCCACTATCCTTAAATCTGCTTCCTCGGTTATTCGTTCTTCGTTACCTGTTACATCGGGAAGAATAAACGTTACTCGTTGACTGCTTGTAATTGGTGCGGGTAAAATAACATCGGGGTTAGAACTTGAAAACGTGGCTCGTATCGTGTTACCTCGGCTTGGTGCTAAGTTAGGAAACGTAATCGGAACCCCTACGATTGGCACGGGTGGCGGGGGTGGCGAAGTGGGTGTATTTGGCGAAGCATTAATTATTATCGCGGGTAGCACGGGCATAAAATCGTTCAATAGTTGGAAGGTAGTTTCTCCCGTTACTAAATTCGTTTTCATTTCGTTAATAATATAACGCTTGTCCCGAATAATTAAGCGGTCGTTCAACTTTAACCCCGTAAAAATTGAAACGGGTAAATTTGCCTTAATCGTTGTTAGCCTATTTTTAGGGTTAAATAAGTTAGCCAAGTAAGGAAAATAATACGTAGCAAATATGCTTTGTTGAATCGGAGTTAACCAATAAGACGAAGTTTCGGGCGCGAAGTTTGTAGAATACTTTATCCCGTTGTCGGTTAAGTCTTGTCCGAACATCGTATAGTCATTCGTGATGTTATGCGAAGAACCATCCGTAAAATGTATATGGTGCGTTGCAGTAACTCCGCCATACTTGTAAAGTAAACACGGCTTAGGTATATAAGGAGAAAACGAACTATCTAACGAATAACCTACTTGTATTCCCGTTGGTGTACCCGTGTGGGTAAATTGGTTAAATAAAAGGTTTTCGAACGGAACTTTAATAGTAAATTCCCCGCCATCGTAGGGGTATTGGTATTCCGTGTTTCCGTATTCCTTTAACCCTTGTTCAAAGAATGCTTTATTCATTAACGAATTGGATTGCTCAAACGCAAACCCGATTTTTTTGTAAAGTTTTACCCTATCTACTCCTATTTCGGTTTTGTCCGTAAACTCGGTAATATCTATAACCGCACCCGCTCCGTACCAATCGTCCAAAGGTACAATTTCGTAAGTGTTTACCCCCGTACCAAAACACGTTAAATTAAATTGCTTTAAGATTCCCGAAATAAAATCGTTGATTTTCATTTGTGGCGCTAACTGCGCTAAGTTCGTGAACGCTGAAAGGTTTAAAGTAACGGTTGAATACCTAATAAATTCCGTTGTAGTAATCGGATTCACGGAAGTAATGTAAGTTACTTCGTATTGTATTTCGGAATCAAACGTTAAAGGAAAATTAGAACGAATATAAAACTCCCAAACATCGTTTAAGCCTTGAACATTTGTAACATTAGCAAGTCCATAAATAGCCGTTCCCGTTCCTTGCGTTGTAGAAAATAACGCGCCGTTTCTATACGTGTCTATCCAATAACTTGTTGTAGGCGAACTTACCGAAGTAACGTCTAACGTTATTACGTGATTCATCCACGTAGCTCCGTTAAAAAACGGGGTTGTAATTTGGTTTAACGAAGTATTAACGTAAAAATTAAGCGGGTAAGTTGGAGTAAAAAAACTTATTACAGTGTCAAAGTCAAGTTGTTGCGGTTGCCCACTAAACTCGAAATCGTTTTTATTTTTGTACCACAAATAAGCCTGCGTAAAACGCGGGTCATTTAAAAATGCACCCGTAAAAGTTACCCCGTATTGAAAACCGATAATATCGAAAATTGATTTTACCCGTACTGCGGGAAATAACTCGGTGTAGTTAATTGCACCTTGATTCGTGTGAATGTCGTTTGCATTTAACCCAAGTTGATTAACCAACCACGCGGGTATATTTGCGTTAGCGTATTGGTTCATAAATTCCCAAATACGATTAGAAGAAATAAGCGGATAACATACGTTCCAATCCGTTCCGTAATTTTGTACCCTATCAAAAACCTCGTTAAACGTGTAATCGTGGTTTATAGTCGTATAATCTAAATCGCTTAATAGGTCTTCGCCTATTAAATCTTTTAAGGTAGTTACATCCCCGTAAAAAGTTATCGTGTAGGAGTTAGGTTGTCCGTTTTTTAGTTGGCTCTTTTCCATTTGGATTTTACCCCTACGGAAAAAGGTCATATCTATTTCTATATAGCCGTCTAAGCGTTCTTGGTAGTTAATTGAACTATTTACTGCGTTCTCGTAAAAGTATTCCCAAATAGCGTTATTATTCGCGCTCGTGGGTATTGTAAACGACTGCGAAAAATCCGTAAACGTTTTGGAAATATCTTGAATGTTTTGGATTGTAGAATTTACTTCTATTGTTTCATCGTTAAATAAATCTAATTGCCTACCTTCTACAAATATGCGTACTTGTCTTTTCATTAGATAACGTTGTTAATTAGGTCGTTGCTTTGTTCAAATTCAAGTACGTAATTAATCGTCTTATTATTTATGTTCTTTTGCTTTTCGAATTCTTTTGTTTTCATCTTAACGGGTTGATTGTTAAGTAAAATTCGTTCGCTTAAAAGTAGTTGCTGAATGTTTGAGTTAAAGGATTCGTCTACCCACCCCGTGTTAACTCGGTAGCTTATTGTTCCGTTCGTGTTAAACGTTTGTCGTTGGTTTAAGTTGGTATTCCACGAACCAAATAAGCCCAACGTTTGCATTAAATTAAATTCGGTTGTCGTCGTAGATAAACTTTCGTAAGAAGCCTTAAACATAAATTCACGTTGCCACGCTCCGTACATATTTATAAAATCTATTGTAATTACGTCGTACCTACATTCTTCTATTGGGTAAAAATTTGCTTCCCAAACAATCGAAGCACCTACCAAAACTTCTACTTTGTTACCTGTTAAATAGTAACTTGGGTAAACACGATATAAGTTAAAAACGTCATCGGTTAGCACGCTATACGAATATGTTAAGCCCGTTTGAAATTGGGTATACCTAATCGTTCTTCCTGCTCTTAAATAAGCCGTAAATGTACCCGCTCGTTCTAACTGATTAACTGCGGGGTTGTTGTTTGCATCTACCCAATAGTAATAATCTTTTGAGTCTAAGTGTACGGGCATTATTCCAATATGCAAAGGGTTATAACCTTGCGAGTAATAGCCATATCCATCAAACGCCCAATAAGTAGTAGTGTCTAAAAAAACATAACCCGACAACGTTAACTTATAGCGCTTTACGTCTACTTTAATATAGTTGTCTACTCCCCATATTCCCGAATCCGTTGAATAGTTTTGAGAAACGGTATCGTGTTTAATTTGCTCCATTAAATAAGGAGAAATATTATAATAGTTTTTTATATCGTTCGAAGAAGGTATTAACTTTTCTAACGTGTAACTTGGCGAAGGTGGCGGGGTAGTTCCGTTTTGATATATAAATAATTCTACTTTACTTCCGCTTTGCCCTACTTCGTTTACTTCTATAATATACGGGCTTCTTGCAAATATTCTATTTATTGGCATAGTTTCTAAAATTTTCTTTCATTATAGTATCGAATAGTTCTTCTGATTCTAACCCGTACGCTTCTATTAATTCGTTAGGTAGTTCCTTAAATGCGGCTTCAAAAGGTCGTGTAAAAAATAAACTCGGTTTAATTCCGTTTACAAATATGTAACGCGACAACGCAAACTGCAAAGATTTTCGAGTTAGGAATTTTCCGCTTTTATCTCGTGGCGCTATTCCTTTTCGTACTATCCATTTGTCGAACGCCTTGGGTGGTGGCGCTTTGGTAGTGTAACTAAACTCCGTATTATATTTTTTACGTGTACCGCTTACCCCTTTGTCTTGGTAAAATCCGTATTCTGCCATTTCGAAAAAGAAACGAATCGAGTTCGGCATAACCTTTACTTCAGCGCTTAAACTTTTACTTAAATTTCCCGTGCTTTTTTTCTTGCGTAGGTTTGCCTTGCTACGTTTAATTACGTAGTCCCTAAATTCTTCGAGCGCTTTAAGTTGTAGTTCCTTATCCATTTAACAACGTGTCATATCGTTAGGAAAATCTACATCGAATGTCATTCCCCACCCTGCTAAGTAATTTTCAAAGCGTTCTATAAAAGGTTCGCAAGTTGGCGCTCCGTTTAATTGGTAAAGGTTATCCCAAATATTTCCGTGTTTCAACATTTCAAACGCTCGGTTTAATACTGCTAACTGAGTATTTAAAACGTCTATTTCGTTGTCCGCGGTTTCGAACGAATCGGGCGCTTCTTCTTTGCGTTGGCTTACGTTATCCATAGCCATTAAAGTAACGTTCGCAGTCATTACGTTATCGTTAAACGTAACCTGATTAACCATTATATGAACTAACGGAAATATAGTTTGCTTGCCTAAGTCAACGTTAAAAATTGAACCTTGGGAAACGGTGTTAACTATCGCATCCGCATTAAAGTGTGTTCTAAGTTCGTTTAGTAATGAGTAGTATCCGTTCATTTATAACTTTTTTTAATTTCCATTAATTCTATTTCGTTTTTTTCTGCTTCGAAGGTAAGATAGGTGAGACATTTATATAATCCGTATTTAGTAACTTCGTCGTACTTTGTAAGGTCTCCTTTAGCAAGTCCATAGATTGAACTATACCACCCCCACTTTTTTCCGAATTGAGTTCGTGCGCTAAAGTCGCTTGTTCGTTCTCGCTCATCGTCTTCAGTTCCTTCTCTAAATAGTTTAGGGTAGCGCTTAACAACTCGCTTCCTAAAGTCCAAAAAAAAACCGAAGCGGATATAGCTACGTCCATTGGCGCGTACTGCATTAGTTCCGCGTATTCGCCCGCTCCGTTGTATTCGATTATTTCGTATTTATCTTTGTTCCGTATTTTAATAGGTCGGTACATAACCGCCATTGCCTTATGGAAGTCTTCCCACTTAGCCAAGTAGTTATCTAAGTCCACGTATTCGCCAAAACTTATATTTTCTAAATCGGTTATAAACCCGTATTCGATTTCGCCTATCTTAAACGTTGGTTTGAACTTTGGTTTTTCTGCAAAGATATTTTTAAAGTGTAAAATAAGTTCATTAACGCTTGTTAGTTTCATTTTAACAACGTCCTTTAACTGAATACCGCAAAAGATTTCTATCATTTTCTGCGCTATAAATTCTTCGTCGTTAGATGACTGCTGCAACTTTAGGAACTTTTGGTAGTTTACTAAAGGTATTTCGCTAATTGAACTTGGAACGTTTATTTCTAACTTCATATACTTATAATTATTTATTCGTGTTTTTGTAATTCACGACGTATTCGTGTGCTTTAATTAGCATATCAAAGTGAATCGTGAAACGTGGCATATTGTTAAACACTATTCGAACCCGCTTGCCCGTACGCTCGTAAATATATTCCTCAACGCGAGAAATCATTACTTGCATATCGTTAGTTTTATCGTATTGCATAACTTCCGTAATTTGAGCCTATCCCGAGCGTTTCCATTTCGTGATAACGAAAAGCATCGATAGCGTGGTTATTAAAATCTATTGGCTTGTTTAAGCGGTTGCCTTGCTTGTCCGTG